TCTTGGTTTTAAGCACAGCCCTTTTTTCACAGCAACCTATTGATGACTCGTTTTTCGAGTTGTACCAGGGCCAGATAGTAGACCCATCCGTCTCTAATCTTCCTTGCGTCTTTTCTCAGAATTTTACTGGAAGCGACAACACTGTTGTGTATCTAGTGTTTCGTAAGTCCGAGCAAGAGCTTATCCCTTACGACTATGTTGTCTCGGGTGACATGCAGGTAGGAGCCCACTTTAGAACAACAGGAAACTTTCAGGTCGTAGGTATAGATGAAGACGCAGACTTCGTAACCGACATAGTTCACTTCAATGTGACGAAGGATCACTGTCAGTTCGGATACGGGACGGGTCAAAGAATAGACCCTATCATCTTAACAGACTTCTGAGAGTATTACCTCTTGCGCATGACGTGACCGCCACCAGGCATCCTCATCTTTGGCAAGGCGCCGCCACCAGGCATCTTCATGCCCTTCTTGCCGACGTACTTGAGCTCAGGGTTTTTAGCAGCCAAAGCTTTCAGGCCCTTGTTGCCTCTACGCTTAGCCTTTTCAATGTTCTCCTTACGGGCTGTCTGTGCGGGAAGTACAGAACCAAGCTGTCCTGTAGGCTCCTGTCGAACCTGCCTTGACTGCCCCTGTCTTTTAGCTTCCTCCAGAGTACGGATCAACTTCTTCTCAATACGACCTCTTTTCCTTGAAGCTGATTTTTCGCTGAGCTGTTTTGCTGTCATTGGCTTTTCGCCACGCTGCTTCACCTTTAGCCCCTCAGGGGTAATCGTAGTGCTAACTCCTCTTCCACGTGTACCGATTCCTGGTCGGATTTGAGTAAAACTCATTTTGCCTGCTTCACTACCAGTGGTGGGTGCGTCTGCAATATACGTGCCTGCCGTGACAGCAGGAACTCTACCCTTTTTAGCAGCTATTTGTTGAAAACGACCTGGCTTGCCCTCTTCATCGTAGTTGTACTTGGTGACACCACCAGACTTGGTTTTAGTGAACCCAGGGCCTGAGGTGCGTTGCACTGCCGAAGCACCCTTGATCTTCTTAGGGTTCTTACCACCGCCATTCATCTCCTTGACAGCACCGCCATCTTCCATAGGCATAACCTTGATCATGACGCCACCGCTAGTGACCTTCATGCCATGCTTGGCCATCTTTGGGTCCATAGGCATCATGCCCCCATCAGCCATGTATTGCATGAGGCGGTCTTTGGCTTTACCGCCATCTTCCATTTTCTTCGGCCTCCCTTTCATCTTTCCGTAAGTTCCTGGTCCTTGTGGCATATCTGTTGTTTTTTTTTGATTATCGTAGATCAGTATCGTGTTTTCTAGAACCCCTAATATAGCTATTTACTCGTCCCATAGCCCAAGCCGCCATAGAAGTACCCCTGCGGCTACCTCCAGACAACCAAGCCCCCTGACCCCTGCGGTAAACCTTTACTAGCGTGCCGTAAGAGATACCAGACTTTTTAGCTTTGGCCTGCAATGTTTTTTTGACAGAGGCATTCAGTGCTTTGCGGGAAACCTTAGCGCCCTTCTTCGCTACCCTTTCTTTGAAGTAGCTCTCAGGGAGCTTCTCTCCTTTCCTTGCAGCTTCCTGCCCTCTTTTAAGCAAAGCCACAGCCTCTTTAGTCGTACTCTTGGTATCTGACTTACCCTGAGATTTATCTACATACTTTGTAGGGAATCCAAGTCTATATGGCTGCGTGCGTTTACCCACAGCGTAAATATACGGATCACAACTTATTCGTCCGCAGCATCTGTTTCTTGAATGTCATAGACGAAGATCGGTGTCTTCTCACCCATATAAGACCCAGCTATGTTGTACTCAAAGTGTTCTATGGCTTGAGTCATTGTCATCTCATCTTCCTCTATCAAGATATTGATGATCCCCATCACACTGTATACGGTCCTCATGTTGGGTCCGTAGCTGATTCCTATAACTGCCTTATCAAACCCATTAGCTACTAGGGCCCTCTCGTCTTCTAGGAGAGCGAAGGTTTCTTCTTTACTATACATGAAACTTAAATTATTGTACTTGATGCCAAGACAAAGCTAACCCGTGACACCACATCATCCAAGTGATCGAGTCTAAAATGTGTCCTAGATGACGTCTAGATTAGGATTACATGATGTTGAAGCTGTGGACCCCAAGTCCACATTAGCGAACAACACGATCACTACGTTAGCGAAGGTACCAAGAAAAATTGATAAAGTCAAGCATCCTGATGAAAAACTCTTGGGGAGTTTTCCAAAGCGGTAAGGTAGTCTCTGTGGATCGCAATACAGAGTTTTTGTAACCTGGGATGTGAAAATACCGCCAGACATGTTTGGGGGCGGGATTATACATACATACAGGCGCTAGCGCAACGCAACCCAAACGCATCTGCAAACCCACGGGGGTCTGTGTGTGTTGGCTTGTCGCTGTAACTTTTGCCGTTTTGCCGTGCGTCTTGGTCGGGCCATCCGTTGGCATCCATCCTGACGGTGGCAGACAGAACTCGCTCCGTCTTCGGCTCAGTTCCAAACATCGTTCCGACAATCCCACCCCTCACCTATTGCTCTCCTGCACCCCTACCCATGCGGGATGGGCGTCATAAATTCTGATCCCAGAATGCCTGCCGTTATCAACACCTTATTAACAACACGTTGTTAGTAAACAAAAGGTGGAAAACTCTTGCACTTGTCAACTTCTTTCGTATCTTAGCGGTATAGTTAAACCAGTGCGAAAGCACACAATACCCAAACACATGAACGACCAGTTCACCAAAGAAGCCGATTCCAACGGCAACGACGACAAGATAAAAGTGTACAACGCCAATACTGGGGTACACACTGGACACTATGACTCTAAAGAAAGAAAATACGTAAGCAGACCCAAGAGGGAATTGATAGAAGAACTTACACACAAAGTTGCGGACATCAAGTATGACTTGCAAGTGGTACTCAACACCCTATATGCCTTAGATTCTGAGTTAGAAAGCGAAGAACAATAACCACAACACAAACTCGGGGAGGATGGGCACTCTGTCCTCCCCACAATACCCAACCCATGTCTGAAGTACAAAACCTTCGTGCCTTCAAGGTGACCTTCCTGTCACCCACTAACCATCGTGGCGCTCGTGTCAAGATTGTTGATGTCATGACCAAGAGCCACAAAGACGTGAGCGATGCATGGAGCAAGATGCGTCACACCATCATCCTGCCCTACAGCCACAGGATTGGTTCCGTCCGAGAACAAGCCATCGAGCATATGCAATCTGTCGGTCTCTCTGTAGTTGCCGAATCTCAGATGGGGGATAGTGAGTACGTCATCCTCTCCGATTCGTGGAGCGATGGCCCACACCGAAGGTTCCTTGACCTTGACGGCAAGACCTTAGAAGACCACGAGTGAAATACCAAATACCCAACACATGGAACCCCTAACTGCTCAGATGCCCGACCTGACCTTTGTATGGCTCTGCATCATATTACTAACTCTTACAATCGGCTTCGTTGCCACAATCACAAAAGAACAATGAAATACGCAAGACAATGCTCCGTGACAGGAGAAGGCATGAACGCAGGATGGGTCTTTGGAGACGGGGTGTTCTACACCAAGTACGAGAAAGATGCGTTGGCTGAATGCCGCAAGGACAGGGACGCTATCCTGCAAGATATTGAGGACGTTGATGCCTCTATGATTCAAGACCAGTTCTGCGAGGAGGATGCAGGATGGCGATTATTTGATGAAGCAGTTCAACGAGCATTGCAAGCCACAGAAACGGACGAAGACCTTATGACCATCGCATTTCAAACGGACTATTGCTACTATACTGAATGGGAAGACGAAGACGATTACCAATACGAAACATAAGAACAGCATATATGAGTTGACTATCAAGGGGGCGCAGTCGGTGCGTACATCTGAGTTTTTCAGATGGCAGTTGTGTTCGAATCCCAACCCCCCTTCCCCACAAAACACTAATACATAATACCATGCCCAAACCAAAAAACATATTGAAATCTCCCACACAAGTTGCTTGGGAAACTATGGAAGCCACCAAGGTTAAATTGATAGAAGACACCAAGCAACGCCTAAAAGAGATACGTGAACAAGTGCGGTCTCTTGAAAACGAAGAGTGCCAACTTGAAAACCTGTTGAGCAAAATATAATGCCTATGAATATATTCAAGAAAGCATCAGTCATTTGGAACGAAGACATCCTCCATTGGATTGAGGATTGGTACTTTTGGAAGTTCACCTACCCAAAAGTTTACAAGGACAAGAGATGCGTTATATGTGGAGGCTTAATAGATTTTGATTTCCACAACGACGAAAATCATTGCAACTGCTTTTAAATCTAATACCCAATACCCTAACCATGAAAGCCACTATTGTTTTCCATACCGCAGATACCCGCCGAGGATGGATTGTTACCAAGACATTCAATGACAAGTTCCACATGGACAATTGGATTGAATACATAGAGCGCACGAAGTATGGATTTACATACGACGAACACTACATCGAAAGCGATGCACGATCCACCAATCATTCTCACCTTCGTCGATTGGTCAATATCCATAGACGATAAAACAAAATAAAATGAAAGACGACAAACAATTTAATTTAATCAAAGAACTGTCAGACATGCACAACAAAGCTATGGACAGGCAGGTAATAAACATTGTTCGCATACCCAAACCGAAAAAACCCAAGAAATCATGACTAAAGCAGAATTGATTGATGCACTGCGTGAATACAAAGACGATGACTTGATAGTCATCGAAGTACACGACACCACATTGGGTGAAGACCTATATGATTTTTACTTCGATTCCGTTGATATGGGGATTGATTCAAGAACAGGCAAACACGCAGGACATGAACTGCGCTTGTCAGTGATAAACCACCAAAAATAATAACAATGACAAAAAATCCTTGGCTTGGGTTTTCCGTAGACGAGCTTACCATCGCATGGAACAACTATAGTACCTTGCACGGAGAGGAGGCTTTGGACTTCAAATGCAAAGCATTACTTGAAGAAGCCATCATGGAGAACATCGGCCTCTTGGTCACGTTTTGGCCCACCTTCAAGTACGGAGTAAAGAAGAAAAGAGCCTCTCTGTCTCTATACCCACGCAAAAATTTATAACAAATATGTACACAATCGTGAATGAAATAGACAACGCCATCTATGATGGCACACCAATCTTCGACACCATCGCAGAAGCTATAGCATGGTGGAGAAACAACAGCGGCAGACCCAGTGACATCATCGTCAGCATGGAGAACCTTGGCTCGGCAGAAAACATGGACAATACCATGCAAGAGTTTTTGGGCGAAGGTTGAGAAAGACGTATATTTATCCCCCACTAAAATTTAATTACATGAAATTAGTTGATAAAGTGAGCCGCATTCAAGGTGCGCTCAAAGCCCCAAAAGGCCAAACAAATAACTTCGGCAAGTACAAGTACAGGTCAGCCGAAGACATCCTAGAAGCAGTCAAGCCATTGACTACAGAACACGGTCTTATCCTCACGTTGAGTGATGAGATTGTGGAAGTATCAGGACGCATCTATGTAAAGGCCACGGCTCGATTGACAGACGGCGAAACAGAACTTCATACAACGGCATTTGCTCGTGAAGAAGAAACCAAGAAAGGCATGGATGGTAGTCAAGTTACAGGCGCATCATCAAGCTATGCACGCAAGTATGCTCTCAATGGATTGTTCTGCATTGACGACACCAAAGACAGTGACAGCACAAATACTCATGGTGTCAGCACATCTGCCACACCAAAAGCAAAGGTAGAAAAACAAGAATCTCTGTATGACCAATGTTGGCAACACATAGATCAGAGTAAAAACAAAGTGGCTGCCGTCAAAGCGGTGTTGAAAAAACACGAAAAGAACTTGACAGAAGACCAAGTTCGTAAAATCAAAGACATCGGACGTTTAGCGGAGGCAATGCCATGATGGATTTCGCATTGAAGCTATCAAAGGAGTACGGAAAGGGATACCTTTCCTACTCCTCGATAAAGTACGCCCTTGAGGACATGAAGAAGTTCGATATGAAGATGCGTGATGAGTTGGTATTTGACAGCCCTGCCTTAGCTTTTGGCAAACTCTATGACTGCATGCTACTTACTCCTGAGTTTTTTGATACTCAGTTCGTAGTAGTCGATGACACAGACATATGCAAAGAGATAGGTGGTAAAGCTCCGAAGCGGACCAAAGCATATGCCGAATGGCTTGAATCTTTAGAAAGCGAAGGGCGTACTGTTGTTATGCCTGAAGACGTAGCTAAAGCCCAAGAAATGATTGATCGACTTAAACTTACAGGCGTAGACAAAATTGCTTTGCAAGGAAATATGCAATACGAGTTTAACGATTTTATTGATGACGTTCCTGTACGTGGCTTCCTTGATGTTTTGGGCGATGGATACATCACCGACAGCAAGACCACAGCTAACATCTCAAAGTTCAAGTGGGCTGTTCGTGACTTCGGTTACGACATACAAGCCTTTATGTACAGCAAGGTTTTAGGCACTACAGATTTCCGTTGGGTTGTCCAAGACAAAAGCTATCCCTACGCTGTTGGTTTGTTTTACGCCTCAGAAGATACCCTTCGGTATGGTGAACACAAGTTTAGGACGGCTGTAGACCGCATCAAAAGCTATCTGGGTGAAGGCAAGAGTACAGAGTCCGATTATCAAACAGGAGAAATCTAATATCATGATTGATACAATTCAAAAAATCACAGGCGTTGGTCGATCTGATGCCGAAGCGATAGCGGTAAGGTGGGTTATCCAAGATGACCACAGAACATACCGAGATGCCGCTGCTGAGACAGGGATGCCACGGGCAAGTGTCTTTGCAGCATGGCTAGACTCAGACTATCGTATGCAATCAAAAGCATTTCGTGATGCATATAATAAAACAAAGAAACATTTTCAAACCCCTAAAATTTAAATCATGGGAACTTTAATTAACGGCTCTATCAATGTGAGCAAACTTCCAAAGGACAAGCTCGATAGAGCAAAGTCGGGTGACCTTTTCTATAACTTTACAGCAAGCGTAGAGGACGAAACAGACCAATTCGGCAACAACGTCGGAATATGGGATCAGCAGTCCAAAGAAGAACGAGAGGCGAAAGAAAAAAGACATTACGTAGGCAATGCCAAAGTAGTTTGGACTGACGGCAAGGTGGTGGTAGCGGAGAAAAAAGTGGTTCCGCAAGAATCCGCACCTGCGGTAGATGACGATTTACCGTTTTAAGTGACAAGCTGGTAACTTGTTGCAAGGGGGGGATAGGGTAGGGTATTCCCTTTCCCCCTCGCTTTTGCCCTCGTAGCTCAGTTGGATAGAGCAACAGCCTTCTAAGCTGTCGGCCATAGGTTCGAATCCTATCGAGGGTACACAATTTATTACAATGAACAAAGAACAAAAAGACAGAGACGCACTGCTCTGCAAAATAAGAGAAGACTACCTCAGGATTGTAGGTATGAAAAACACAAGGTCACGTAAACGCACCGAGGTTGAGATGCGCTACGCTCTTGTCAATGCTTTGTGTAGATTCTGTTCTGATAAAGAGGCGGCAAGGGTGTGGGACATAGACAGAACTACGGTGCTCCATTGCAAGAAAAACCATGAGATGTACTTCATCAACTCACCTTTCTATCGGGTATCGTACAGGGCCGCTAATGAACTTGTAGAGGATCATGCTGATGCTTTGATGCATTACGCCCCCAACACCATCAGGCCCGAGCTAGGTAGAATAAAGTTTTATGGCAAGAAGCGTTATGAAGAAAAACTGATATATCTACAGGACTCAGTAGATAAAATCAATGATAAGATTGATGTCTTGATTTTGAAACGGAAAGAGATCAAACATCAGCTCGATGTGATGAAAAGAAAGACTTTTGACAAGGTTGTAAAAGACGGAAAAATGCAGTAACACCTATGATAACCATATACCCAAACCACTACGATACAGACAACCCACGTCACATCGACCTCAACCTTGCTTTTCACCGAATCAAGACAGGCAAGCAAGCCGAAACCATACAAGCCATACGAGAAGGTAACAAGAAAAAGAAGAAAGACCTACCCTTGATCCTGTTCAGCGGCATCTTTGATAGCCGCAAAGATGACAGCCTCCGAAAGCATAGCGGGTATATTGTCTTGGACTTCGATCACATCGACGTCCCTGTAGCCAAACAATCTCTGAGCGATGATGAATATGTAAAGGCTTGCTGGGTGAGCCCATCGGGTGATGGACTCAAGGCCCTTGTCAAGATAGACGACCCCACGAAACACAGGTCGCATTTTAGAGCGTTGTGTAACCACTTCTCTGAAACTCATGGCCTCCTTGTCGATCAAAGCGGTATCAA